ATCGTGAAGATGCCATTGGAAGAGTCACAGATGCTATGTACAGCTTTATGGCATCATGCACCAGAGTACGCAGAGGAGAATGATTTATATAAGCCTGTTCATCAAAAGCACCCTTGTACATTGTGGGCGATGCACAGTAGAAGTAATTATGAATATGCGTACAGTTTGTATTGTGCTATGCTAGGGGAATATCATCACAGATATAACAAATGGCATGGAGCAGGAAAACACAGTATTGCTTTATCTAAAGGTGGTCAGTTCTTACCAGAGTTAGGTATTACAAAGCACCCTCAATGCTTTTCTGGGCATGACCATTTAAAGACAGACGAGTTCTTGCCAGTAAATGCCTATCGTAAGTTTTATTATGTTGACAAGATGCGATTCGCTAGATACAACAAGGGCAGATATATGCCAGAATGGTTAAGTGAAATGAGGATTGACAATGTTTAGTACAGAAAAATCTTATGTAGGAATTACTTTTATAGATGATAAAACTTGTTTTGTTGGGCATGGTGGTGGTTCTAAATACGAAGTAAAGTCTGGCGTTAAGGCACGTTCAAAAGAAGAAGATTTTAAAACTTTTAGAATGTGGGAAATAAACAAAAGAGGAAGTATATTAATATCATATTATCTAACTAGCAGAAAGGCAGTAGATAAATTTTTAGAAGAAGAAAATGTGCGAGAAATAACAGAAGAGAGTTGACAATGCCGAAAACGTATTATAAAAAAGTGAAAACACCTAAAACACGCAACCCAGTTTTTGCAAACATGGTGCAAAGAAAAACCATGTCGATAAATGACAAGCGTGAAAAGGTTGCCAAACGTAGGCATCAACATGAGATGTTTCAAGCTAAACTTTTGAGAAAGGAGTTAAAAGATGTATAAAATAGTTTCAAGTTTCTTTGATGGTTTCTCTGGCACGATGATTGCCTTAGACAAGCTAGGTATTACACCAGACGAATATCATGCTTTTGAGATTGACCCTTATTCAAGTGCAGTAAGTCGGTATAACTATCCTAATATTATTCGTCATGGTGATGCACGAAATTGGGGAGTTCTCAAGGGTAAGAAGATTGACCTCTTGGTTGCAGGATTCCCTTGTCAGAGTTATTCGGTTGCAGGTTTACAGAAGTTCCAATCAGACCCACGAGATATGTCAAAGGTATTACTTGATGCTCTCAAAGGGTTAGATGTAGATAAAATATTGATTGAGAATGTTGCATCAATGCCAAAGGTTTGGAAAGATTATTTTACAGAAGTGTTTCAAAGTATATTCCCAGACGTAGTGTGTCACGAGGTAAACAGTTGTGTAAAGTCTGGACAATCTCGCAGACGATTGTATTGGACAAACATTGACTTTGATGTAATGGAACTTATGTCCGATAGTGGGATAGTTATGAATGATATTCTTGAAGATGGTGCGATGGCAGATAGAGATAAATCACATTGCCTAGATGCTAATTACTTCAAGGGTGGTAATCTTAGACACTACTACGAGAAAGCTAGACGGCAAGTGGTGTTTGATAAGAATGGTAATATTGGCTGTAAGCAAGTCGGAGAAGCCGATATAAAGGGATATGATATTATTCGTAGGGTATACAGCCGACAAGGTAAAGCACCCTCTCTGACAACGATGCAAGGTGGTCACAGAGAGCCTAAAGTCGAGTGTGGTCGTATCATTAATCGAAAGATTAACCCAGAAACAGGCAAGAGAGATGACTACAACCCTAATATCAAGGCAGAACCACGTATTGAAACTAGAGATGATGGCAAGACCAATACCCTCTCGACAGTTCAGAAAGATAATGTTGTGGTCAATCATGAGCAGATGTATTGGAGAGCCTTAACACCTCTTGAATGTGAAAGATTGCAAACTGTTCCAGATAAATATACTGAGTTTGGTACATTCTTAGATGATGTTAAGTCAATTAGTAAATCACAGAGATATAAGATGCTTGGAAATGGTTTCACAGTAGACGTTATATCCACAATTTTGAAAGGAGTAAGTAATGAAACATAATGATAAAGAACTAAGGGCAAAATATTTAAAGTTTGCCAATGTGTTAGCTGATATAGAGTGTACTACATCAGATAAGTGTCCGATTACATATGAACAAGTATGTGAGCTTGACAGTTTATTGTATGCATTAAAGCATGACTATGGTTTTGAATATAAGAAGATTAAGAATCACAATGGAGAGTATTTCCAGAGTTCTTATAATGGTTTAGTTTTTAAAGAGGACAACCCAGATGATTAAACTTATTCAATATGCAGTAGTGTTTGAACCCTTTGAAACAGAGGGATTAGAATATGTTAAGCAAGGCTGTGGTGCTATGTGGGATGACAAGAGTCCAATCAAACTGTTCGACACCCATGAGGACGCACAGAAAGAAGCTGACAAGTGGAATACAGGACAGGTGGTGCAGTATGGATAGAGAGGAATGGAATGACTTAACCAAAGACCAACAAGGTGATTGGATTGAGTACCAGAATCATAATTGTGAGCATGAGCCTGTTTATTATGAGTTCTACGAAGATGGTCACAGGTATCATGGCTACGAGTGTGGTCATTGTGGTAAATTATTACAAACTGGATAAGGAGAATATAATGAAAGCATATCATAATAAAGGCTTTGGCATGGCATTCTTTGTAGTGTTCTTGCTGTTGATACCTCTGCCCATACTAGGACTGTGGGCAGTCGATGGTCAAGATTGGGTGGACAGATTTACGACTAAGTATTTCTCGCCTTGGCAGTCTGAGTGTTGGGAAACAGCCAAGCATGAACGAGTGTGCAAGGGCGATAACAACTGTAAATGGTTTAGGAATTTTTGTCATGAATGAGGGACACGCATTATTTTTATTAATGATATGTGGAGTAGTGGCAACATTAGCACTTAACATGGTGGTACAAGGATTTATTGGATGAAAAAATATGAAAGGCAAAAAGGTAGTTTGACTACCACCAAAAAGACTAAGCGTGAGCTACTAACCGACTTGTTGGTAGCTCTCATAGTGATAATAATTATAGGGGGGATGCTCGTGTATGCCCACTTTGATATAATGAGGATAGTAGAATGATATTAGAAACAGCATTTATGTGTATGGCATTGAACATCTACCACGAAGCAAAGTTTCAATCTATGGTAGGGCAAATAGCCGTAGGGCAAGTTGTGATGAATAGGGTGGCAGACAGCCGTTTTCCAGACAATGTATGTGATGTAGTGACCCAAGCTGTCACATACAAAGGTACAGATAAGCCTGTGCTTCACAAATGTCAGTTCAGTTGGTATTGTGATGGTAAAAAAGATGAGCCTAAGTATGATAGCAACGAGTGGTGGTATGCACAGGAATATGCGTCCATTGTTTTATCTGGGACGATAGTTCTGGACGTTACAGAGGGTGCGACACACTATCATGCAACCTATGTGCGTCCTGCATGGGCGAAGACTAAAACCAAAACAACAAGAATTGATCGGCATATATTTTACAGATGGGAAAGGTAGGGTAGTTTATGAGATATGTACAGAAACGTAAATTGGCAGATGGCAAAACACATTACCGATTTAATCCACCACAAACTTTAGTTGACGAGGGAGTGGTAAAACGCAAAGAATTAGGCACAGATTTGCGTATAGTGAGGGTTGCTGCGAATCAGTTTAATGAAAAAATAAATGACTACAGATCGAGTCAAGAGAAAATTAGAAATATTAAGAGGGCAAGTACATTGTCAGATTTGATAGACAGCTACTATTTATCTAATGATTTCAGTATGTTAAGAGATAGTTCTAAAGTAGACTATAAATATTTTTTAGAGATTTTACGACAGACATCTGGGTCAAAAAAGTTTATGTCGGTTACAACTAGGGATGCAAAAAACGCATACGAGAGTTGGGTAAAACGAGGAGTGACTTTGGCGAATCATGTTTGCTCTTGTGCATCGGTTGTGTTTAATTATGCTGTTCACATGGAGTACACCACGTTTAATCCGTACAAATCTGTTAAAAAACGTCTGCCAAAGAAGAGAAAGGTGGTCTGGACAGATGAAGAGGTGATAAAAATGCTTGACTTCTGTTATAGTGACTTCAAATATCGTAGCATTGGACTAATCGTGCAGATGGCATACGAGTGGTGTCAGCGTATTGGTGATATGCGAGAGTTGAAATGGGAAAATGTTTTCTTGGACAGGTCGGAGTTGTTTTTAGAGCAATCCAAACGTAGGTCGCAAGTGTTCTTACCTATCTCTGAAGACTTGAACACCATGTTGAAGCAACAAAAGGAAGAGTTTGGCTTCCAACCCTATATATGTCCCAAAATAAAGCCTGTACAGGGCGTGTATGTACCTTATGGGAAGTATGAGATAGGAATGTTGGCAAGGCGTGTCATGAGGAAGATAGGGCTGTCTGACGAACTGCGACTTATGGACTTACGAAGGACAGGAGTTACACAAATGGTCGATGCAGGTGTAGATATCAGCCAGATTATGTCTGTTACAGGGCATACAAATATAAGTTCTGTACAGCCTTACATAAAAAATACGTTCACAAGTGCAAACAATGCATTGACAAAAAGAACGAATCATGTTAAAAGCACTTTAAGTGCAGACAGTGAAAGTGATATAATATGATAAATGATATATACAGTTTAGTGTTACAGTTAGAGTTACGTGATGGAGAAACTAAGCGTATGAATTGCCCTAATTGTGATGGTTATAAAACTTTTACTGCCACTAACAATATGGGTAGTCTTGTATGGAATTGTTACAAGGCATCCTGTTCCGTATCTGGTGGAGTTCGTGTCCAGTTGACATCGGAAGACATTAAAAAGTCTTTAGGTTATGCTGTAAAAGAGTTGGACAATGCTGACTTTGTAATGCCAGAGTATGTTGTGCCGTACAGTGGACAGCGTGAGATTACTAGGTTCACAGAGAAGTTTGGTATTGATGAATGGGAATTACATTACGATGTAAAAGATAATCGTGCTGTCTTTCCGATTGTTCATAATGGTATCACAGTTGATGCTATTGGCAGGTCTTTAAGAAATAGCTTGCCAAAGTGGAAAAAGTATGGTACAAGTGGATTGCCTTTTTCTCATGGGTTAGGGAAAACGGCAGTTGTAGTTGAGGATTGCGTAAGTGCTTGCGTGGTCGGTGGAGATGAATTTGTGGGTGTTGCTGTGTTGGGTACATCTCTTTCGGAAACACATAAAAAGTATTTATCGCAGTTCTCAACTGTTATCGTGGCACTAGACCCAGACGCATTGCCGAAAACTGTAGCCTTTAGTAAAGAGTTAAGAGGTCATGTTGACAACGTAAAAATATTACGCTTGACAGATGATCTAAAGTACAGTAGAGAGATAGACATACACAATTTAAAAAGAATGGGAGACACAGCATGGAATTAAGTTTAGTTAGAAGTTTGATGGACAGAGCCTTCTATGAAGAGCATAGAGGTGCTAGATGCCCAGATAGATTATTCAGTAAAGATGTTCGAAAAATTAAGACATCTATCGACAAAGCGATGTACAACTACGAGAGAACCGTCACACCAGATGAGATCGAAGCGTTGTTCATGGCTAACAATCCTACCCTAACAACTGCACAGAAAGGTGCATACGGAGATTTATTCAAGAGGATTAAGAAAGAAAATCCTTTGGGTAATGATGTAGCACAGGAAGTCTTATCAAAGTTATTCCAACAAGTTGTGGGCGAAGATATTGCCAATCTTGGTTTTGATTATGTAAATGGTTCGCAGACAAGCCTTGAGCCATTACGTAATATCCTTGAGAGTTATGGCGATGACTTCACTCCCAACCTTAACATAGAGTGGGATGACATGGATGTAGACACTTTGCTACAGAAGAACGACATGGAAGCCAGATGGTCTTTCAATATATCGTCCCTTACTAGGGTCGTTGAGGGTGTCAATGATGGACACCTTATCGAAGTGGGTGCTAGACCCAACACAGGTAAAACGTCTTTTCATGCGAGTTTGATTGCAGGAGTAAATGGTTTCGCAAGGCAGGGTGCTAAGTGTGTCGTGCTTTGCAATGAAGAGGGAAGTCACCGTGTGGGTCTACGCTACCTCACTTCAGCTACTGGTATGGACAAGTATCAGATAAAAGAGAACCCTAGTAAAGCAAAAGAGTTATATGCACCAATACAAAAGAATGTAAAGCTACGTGATGCCACTGGCAAAGATATGTCTTGGGTTGAGAGTGTATGCAAGTCTTATCAGCCAGACGTTGTTGTCCTTGATATGGGTGATAAGTTTGCTAAGACAGCAGGATTTGCTAGGACAGATGAAGCATTGAAAGCTAATGCAGTTCATGCTCGTATGATAGCGAAACAGCATAAGTGTGCCATATTTTATATGTCACAGTTATCTGCCGAAGCAGAGGGCAAGGTTGTACTTAACCAAGCCATGATGGAAGGCAGTAGAACAGGTAAGGCAGCAGAAGCCGATTTGATGATTTTGATAGCAAAAGATGCACCTGTAAATAAGAAAGGTGGAGATGACGATGGTGGTGAGGAAAGCACACTGCGTCACATCAATGTTGTTAAGAATAAATTGTCTGGTTGGCATGGTCGCATTGTCTGTGATTTAGATTACAAAACAGCGAGGTACACAGCATGATTACACAATTACTATCCTTCCTTTTTGGAAACTTAGATGTTAAAGACATCAAAAGAAAAGAAGAACTAAAAGAAACAGCACTAGAAATATCTAGGAACGCTTTACGACAGTACAATAAACAGAAAGACGGATATGTTTATGTTATATCTAATCCTGCTTGGAGAGGTTGGTACAAGGTTGGTATGGCTGTTGATTCGCAAGATAGATGTGGTAGTTATCAAACATCTAGTCCTCATAGAGATTACAGGTTAGAATACAGCAAGTATTTTTTAAATCGTAAAGTTGCTGAAGAAATAGCACATGATGTAATAAGTGAGATTTCTCTTGACAGAAACGGAGAATGGTTTAGAGTAAGTGTTAATAAGATTCGTAAAATAATCAAGGGAATAGATTATGAAATTAGTGCTTGATGTAGAGAATACTGTAACCAAACGGAACGATAGGCTACACCTAGATCCTTTTGAAACCAACAACTCCCTTGTCATGGTTGGAATGAAGAGTGAACTTGGTGAGCAGGTAGTTACGTTTGACCACAGTGAAACAGAACCCACACCAGATGGGCAAAAGATTGTTCAAGATATGCTTGATAAGGCTACAGTTCTTGTATGCCACAACGTATCACACGATCTCCTCTGGTTGTGGGAGTCTGGTTTCAAGTATGACGGTATTGTTTTTGATACAATGTTGGGGGACTACGTTTTACAGCGAGGTCAAAAGAAACCGTCATCACTTGAGATGTGTGCAGAGAGGTATGGACTAGAAACAAAGAAGCAAGATACATTAAAAGAATATTTCAAAAAAGGGTTCTCTGTTCGTGACATACCTCATGCCGAGTTATCGGAATATCTAGTGGCAGACTTACGTGCCACAGATGAATTATCAGATAAGATATTCGGCAGATTATATGGTAAAGATAGTGGGTTGATGAATACTGTTAGCCTTACAAACATGGTGGCTGTTTGCTTGTGTAAGATATACAGGAATGGGTTTGCTGTTGACTATGTAGGATTAGAAGAAGTTAAACAAGAGTTTGAGAAAGAGAAGAGACAGCTTGTACAGGATTTAAATGCACAAGTTCGAGAACTCATGGGCGATATTCCAATCAACTTAAATAGTCCAGAGCAACTGTCGTGGGTGATATACAGCCGTAAGCCAAAAGATAAGAATGATTGGTCTAGCTGTTTCGATCACAAGATGGACTACAATGGTTTTAAAAGCAAAGTTCTTGACAAAGCCGAAACAATATATAAGAAGAAAGCATTTAAGTGTGAAGCCTGTGACGGTAAAGGTGTAATACAAAAGATGCGAAAAGATGGTAAGCCATATGCCAGACCTACAAAATGTTCCACATGTAACAATCTTGGGTTTATATACAAGAATGTTGGAAATGAAGTAGCTGGTCTAAAGCGACAGCCACCTAATTCACGTTGGGTTAGTCACAGTGGTTTCACCATAAACAAATCAAACGTAGAGATACTTGAAAACATGGCTAGACGAGAAGGTGACAAGACAGCAGAGAGTTTCTTGAAGAAGATACGCAGGTTGTCTGCTGTAGAAACATACCTCTCTAGCTTTGTAGAGGGAATAGCAGACCATGTTAAGAGAGATGGTAAGCTACACGTTAGATTACTACAGCATCGCACCTCTACTGGACGATTTAGTGGAGCAGACCCTAACATGCAGAATATGCCCAGAGGTGGTACGTTTCCTGTGAAGAAAGTATTTATATCTCGTTGGAACGAGGGTAAGATACTTGAAGCAGACTTTGCACAGTTAGAGTTTAGAGTTGCAGCATTTTTGTCGCAGGATAAAACTGCCATTCGTGAGATATGTAATGGTGTGGACGTTCATGCCTATACAGCTAAGATTATATCGGAAGCAGGACAGCCTACGACAAGACAAGAAGCTAAAGCACATACCTTTGCACCTCTTTATGGTGCTACAGGGTATGGTAGAACAAAAGCTGAAGCTGAATACTACGAGCAGTTTACCAAGAAGTATGACGGTATAGCTAACTGGCATAGTAATCTTGCCCAAGAAGCTATAGATACTTTGAGGATAAAAACACCATCTGGCAGAGAGTTTTCTTTTCCAGATGTTGAAAGAAAGGGCAATGGTAAAGTTACGTATGGGACACAGATTAAGAACTATCCTGTACAGAGTTTTGCTACTGCCGACATCGTTCCTTTGGTTCTGATACGAATAGAGGAAGCCTTGCAAAATATGCAAAGCTGTATTGTAAATTCTGTGCATGACTCTATCGTAATAGATATTCACCCAGACGAGCAAGACCAAGTTTTAAAGGTGATGAAAGATATTAACAAGAACTTAAAAAATATAGTTGACAATCACTTTAATATAGACTTTAATGTACCCTTGTTATTAGAATCAAAAATAGGAAATAATTGGCTTGACA